AATAGTCATCTTGTTAGGGTAAGGGGTAGTTATGGTCCCGGCGGAGTCAAGGGCGGGTGCTTGTTTTTGGTATCTAAATGCAACACTAGACACATCACTGTCCTTAGTGTTTAGCACGTAGGTTTCACCGTCATCGAGCACAGTCAGCCATGCAGCCCTGTCACCATTAGACACTTGTTCTGAATCGTCAGGGTCTATTGCATCTAGAGCCATCTCATCACCATTATCAAACTTGATATGGCTTATATGGTTATCGTCGTAATTTGTAGGGAGCGTAGCCACGCCATTACTTATAGCAAGGGTGGCGGTAGTTCTTGCGAACCTCCACGGATACGCTCCATATGCCTCGTTAAGAGTTTCCTGAATAAAATCTGCCCGAGGAACTGACGTGGTCGAATTAACCGTCCGTTCACCAAGCAGATAAGCAAGAGTTGTCAAAAAGTTGGTTTGGTTTAAAGCCATTTAGAATTCCCTACAGACTCGCCACTCTGGGAAGGCATCCCAAAGTTGCTTCATCGCTTTTTGTTGGTCGCCCTTGTTTTTTCCACTCATCTCGGTCTGAAAACTAGGGTCTAATCTTATGATGTTTTGGTACACTGGCCCAAACAGCTTCATTGAATTTCGCATAGTTCCTGACTTTGACGCGGCGAATTTGTTTTCGTTCTTGAGCCGGAGCTCTTTGCAAGCCGCCGAGTGACCATGTTCTAACTCTTTTAGCCAGGGCTTGATCTCTAGTGTGAAATCTTTTATGAGTCGCCATTTCTCCGGGCGGGGAGCCATCTCTATTTTTTCGATGGCCTTGAGTTGCTTTTCGCGTTGTTCAGGTGTTAACTTCATATAATTCCTCCATGGCCAGGTCCCACCTAAGTGAGACCCGCTAGGAAGAATCCTAGAAGAATACCCTACCTTGAGCGTTGGCAAGTTCGTTCAAAGCTTCGACGGTTACTTCCGTAATCATCTCTTTAGCTTCGAAGTCACCAGTAATAGCCAAGTCTTTGGTAAATGGTTTTCGATACCAAGCAGTTGCCCAAGTATCTTCTGTAAGAGCCAAGACATCGAAGCCTGGAGTTGCAGTAGTACCATAGTCACCTGAACGTGTAACGTGTCGGTGTGGGAACAGTTTAACCATCTTTGCTGCGTCGCTTTGGTAAACGTCAACAGCTAATACAAGACGGCGGTCCTTAATATCAACTTGCTTTGTAGCACCTGCGGTAAATGCTGAAACGCGTCTTTTACCTTTCATGTTCGAGTAAACAGAGTCTACCTGAGCACCTTGGTTCCAAACAGATTCAAACATATCATTAAGGATAGTCTCAGTAAGAGACACACCAGAATAGTTAGAACTGTTGGTTGTGATCCAGCTTTTAACACCACGAAGACGACGAGCAGAAGCAGCTGAGTTTGAAGCAACACCAGATGCGATGGTACCACGAATCAGAGCAAGCTCAATATCGTTCTTAAGGGCTTTCATTTTCTTCGTGAGTTCACGACTCATACGGTTGCCACTAACACGACGAAGGTTGCCAGCAGTTTCTGAACCAGTGATCTTAGCAGTTTTTGCAAAGATTTGAGTCACGTTCTGCGGACGAGTTGGGTCGTTGCTAGCGTCAGCTGGTGCATCAGCACCTTCAGCCTGGGCGTTGTCGCCTACAGCTTCTAACGTGTCGATTGTCCACTCATGAAGAGTATTTTGTGCTGTGCCTTGTTTGATACCACTCAAGAGTTGAGTATCAGTTGGCTCCAGCATGTTCATAGCATCGATAAGGTCTTCCCTACGAGCTACATCTGGGTAAGTATATACATAACCACCTACAGCCATTTTTTTATTTCCTTTGTTTTTTTATTTTTGTTAAATAACGAATTAACTTAGCACTTTTTCTTTTTTCTACCCATGGTAATACCTTCCTAAAATACTTTGCCGTCCTTTTCCCAAGAGTCGAATAACTCGGCAAATGCGTCAAGGTCATTTCCTTTAGCAAGGCGGCGCGCTAATTGTTTGTCAGCTTCTGAGCTTTCACTCTTTGGTTGCTGACCACCATCACCTACAGCGGCGACTTTCTGAGTTTCAATATGAACTTTGGCGTTTTGGTTGCCTTCTGCTTTCGCGGCGTTCAGCTTCTCTGGGGCGATGCCTAGGGCGTCTCGGACGACCTTTGCTGCCTCAAATGAGTCACTCTCCTTACCTGCGTAAATATCCATAAGGCGCTGGTTCTCCACCAGTTGGCGTACAGCGGGGTTCGTTGCAAGCTCTGGCAAGATTTTTTCAGCCGCTTCGAGGGCAGCGTACTCAACACGTCTCATGTAATCACGTTTATCAGATGCATAACTAGCGCGGTCTTCCAAATACTGTTCGTACTGGGAGCGATCCATGTTAGTTATGTTGCCTTCGTCGTCAACTTCTGGCATTGGGCCATTGTATTCAGTCGGAGGCAAAGGGAGAAACTTCTTCCACTCATACTCATCGGTTGGATTTTCAGTTTGTGTTTCTGTTTTTGAAGGTTCTGCTTCGGGATCTGTAGGAGTTTCTGGATTCTCCGGTTCGCCTTGTGGCTCTTCGGGATTCTCAGGAGTCTCTACTTTTGGATCTTCCTCAGCTGTTTGTGTTTGTTTTTCCGGTTCAACTGATTTTGGTTGTTCCGGTTCTGGTGTTTGTTTTTCTGGAACGTCTACTCGTTCCTCTGACTGGATTGTATCGAACAATCCGTCTAGTTCATCTGGGTCCATTGGGGTTCTCCATGTAAGCTATAAAAGCACTACGTAATATTTTTATTTGTTGGCTTTAAATAGAATCCAACGCCACATCTAGGGTTAACACATCCATGGTAAACTGCATCACCAATAGTGTCCTCCGGCTCGGCTCTAAGCTGTACGTGCTTACAGTCGATATCATTAATGGGCTTGTTTTGAGCCACATCAATCACGAAGTCATTTAAATCATTGTTACTGTCATTATAACTCAAAGCGCTTGTGTTGTCAACATTATTTTTCATCTTCTTTGGCTTGCTCGATTCTCTCGTTTATTTTAGCAACGCGCTGGGGCGCACAAGCTAGACGAAACTTGTTAATCATTTTCTTATATGCACGTAAGTCGGCAAGGGCATTGACGTAGCCAACGTGGTCCTTTAGGAACTTATCACTCGTTATATCGTTGACAATCTTATTTATTTCTTGTGTAGCAAATTCTACCCAGAGTCTACCGGTGTCTTGTTCTAAGAACTGTGCTGCGAGGGCAGCTTCTCTAAGCTGTTGCTCCAGCCTGGTTATTTCCTGGTTGTCCTGTTCCACTTGCATCTCCTATCATTGGGTTTTCTAGTTGGCCCTGCTTAGCACCAGCCTCAGCTGCCTGAGTTACCAAGTTGGTATCATGCATAGAGGATGGCTGGAAGCCATAGCCTTCTTCGATTTGTGCCTGAATATCAGGCGGGGCGTCCTTATAGGACATGTTAATAAACTCTTTTGGATCTGGTGGTTGCTCTGGTGGTACCTCAACATTATTATCCAATAACAACCTGTCGAAGTCTCTAACAGAGTAAAGCTCTGCCTTCTCACGAGATATCTCAACAAAATTAAACCGAGGTACATCTGCTGGCGTCTTAAACACCGCAGCTTGTTGCATAGCTTGGTTCTGTAAGGCTATAAGTTCCTGAGTAAGCTGGGAGCTCATGTCACGCTTATCAGCTTTACTGAGCGGGATCATAGAGTCGTCATCAATGTCGAGCTCCATTTCGCCCTGGTAATCAGATGGCATGATAAGATCTGGTACAACTCTACCTTGGTCTACGCGCTTGATCTCTTCAGGGTCGTCAGCGAACTGTTGCAGATTAGAGAGCCATATGCTACCGACAGTCTTCATCGACTGCTTAAAGTTATCTCGGAAGAAACCTATCTTGGTTGTTGCTGCCTCGGTGATACGACGAACACCATATGCAGTACCTTGCGTTTTGTCATTCCCGTCGTTCGGAGTGCCAGCAGCGTAAGGAGAGAATGTCGCAGCGTCAACACCACGTTCGATAACACTCATGACAGCAGACAGCTGCGTTGGGTTGGGTTCTGGGAATTTAAATTGTTTTGGCTCAGTACCGGTAAAGGTGATCTCGCCGCCTGGCTCAATGATAAAGTCATTAGTCAATGTACCATCTTCGTACATAATCATAGACTCAATCGAGAGATTCCAGTTGTCTAAGTAGTGATTAAACAGATCATTCGTGGCTGATTGGAGAGTACGGTTGTTCTCAAATAGTGACTCACCAAATACTGAGTAAGACTTCTTACGGAGGTAGAATGGTACTACCGGGTATTTGTCGTGCCAGTAAGGCATAGATGTAGGGCGTATTTCAACCCAGTTTGTGTCTTCTGGGGCGGTTGCATCAGCACGGCCTTCTGCGTAAGTAGTTAGTGTAATGCCTTCAGCAGTTCGCTCATAACACTCATAATAGGTAATCATATCTAGGCTATCGTCAGGAGAAACAATCTCTGCTTCATTCGCGACCCTATCGCGTGATACGTTCTGTGCCTCAAACTCGGTGTCGTATCGTAAGTCTGTTTGGCACTTATCAAGATCAACATATAAACCAGAGGACTCAAGATCACTCTTAGTTTCACGGCCTCTAACAATAAGATATGGCATCTTTCCCCAGCGCTTAGCTTCAGCGGGGAAGACGTTGAAATAGTTTATGCCCTCGAATTCGTTATGGCCCTGCTTAGTGGTTTTCGCAACACGAGCAGTGTTGTCCATAGTACCAGTTTCGTCCCACTGCCGGGCATACGTTCTTTTCTCTTCAAACGCCCAGCTCGCATACGCGTAGCCAGTACCAGTCACAACTGCATCTACTAATGGGTCAAATACCTTGAGCTTCATTGGCTCGTCGTGTTGGCAAAGGTATTCTTTTTGGAGCTTAGCCTCTATACGTTTCTGCCGGCCGAGGGTAGTCTCAGGTATCTGGAAGTTACCAGTCTCGTCATCAAGCTCTACCTCTCCCTGTATAGCGACATTGAAAAATGGCACGACATCAGACATTTGCGCGATGAGATCCCACGCCTTGCTCGCAAGAATAGGGAGATATACTTTAGATTTCCATGGTGAATACTTCTTAGTATTCTGTACGGCATACATGATGTCGTAATATTTACGAGCATTTTCAAACATTTGGCGTTGTTTGTTTTTACGATTCTCAAATCGCTGTTGCCAAACAGACGCGGAGGTCTTTTTAATTTCCTTGGACATTAATGTTCCTTTTTGTTTTGAGGAGTGTTGTTTCTAGTACATTTTGATAATAACATTATACCGCAAAACAGTTATGTTTGCAAGACTATTGGTATCGTAAGTTAATAAGTTCGTTGTGAACACCGATCTCTTTTATCCTGTCAGCGCCTATTTCTTTGTAGATACTTGTAGCTTTTCTTACATTACCGAATTTGTTTTTCTTCTCATAATCTTCACGCTCAGTAGTATATAGCCTTATGTGGCATTTGTTTTGCTCATCGTCAGCTCCGTAGATAGGTGACTCAAAGCTTGGGGTAGACACTAGAACAGATCCACCGGGGGCTAGAACCTTGTCAATACCTTTTAAAACAGTCTGGACATCTTCCACGTGCTCGATACACTCAAAGAATGTTACAACATCGAACTTCTCGCCGGCTTTGGCAAAGTGCTCTAGCCATGACTCGATAGTGCCCTGATAGAATAGAGCTGGTAGGCCTAGTTTTCTGGCTCTCTCTCTTGCAATCTCAATACCGTCCTTCGTGAGGTCCACGCCAACCACTGAGACACCAAGTTGTGTGGCACAGGTGAGTAGAAAAGAACCATCCAGACAGCCGAGGTCAAGTACGCTTTTCGGAGCCAGTTCTTCGACTTGGTCGAATGCCCACCCGAAGCGCGGGATGAACTCGTTGACCTTTGTAAATATCTTCTCTGATATTGGTTCGAAGTGGTGGTGTTCATAGAATTCTTCGTACTCATATTTATCAAAATCTTTCTCTGTGTGCTTACCGATCATGGCTTTTAATCACCTCGTCCCACTGCTTAGCGACGTCTGACCAATCGGTATTCTCCACTGGCACGCCAGTCTTACCCTCTTTCAGGGCAGAAACTACAGCAGCTATAAATTTTTCTTGTTTGTATTGGTCTGTATAAATCTTTTGTGTTTTGATAATATCACCGCATTGGACGGTCTCGTTGAGGGCGGCTACTCCGGTAACGACTGGATAGCATCCAGCCTCCTGGGCTTTGAGCGCCGTAATGCAATGTATTTCTGGGAACTCAGTTGGATAGGCCCAGACTTGGATGGACCGCATAGCTTTTGCGAGCTCAACATGTGATACACGTCCGTGGACGGTAACTCCGCTGTCTTTAAGTTCTTCAAAGAGTGCTTCCATCCTGACGTAGAAATCATCTTCACCTTGGAGGGCAGTCCATGATTCCCACCCGTAATATACGTCAAGGGTAGCATCAGGTACTTGCTCCCTAATTTTCGGCCACATGCCGAGCAGACACTCAAGTCCTCTGTAATATGCGCTAAAATACCCAACACTATTCTTCCTCTTTTTCATTATCCTTCTCCGTAGTTATTAGTACGCCAGTAGTCAGAGCTGATCCAGCCACGGATACTGCATTTGTTACGGCCTGTTTGATTACCATTGCTGGGTCAATAATACCGTGTTCTTTTAAGTCAATAAGCTCTCCGCTGCCCATTACATCAAAACCTTTACCAAATTCTGTCAACTGTTCTAGTCTTTCGCCCCAGCGTTCGCCAGCGTTAGACATGAGTACTTTAAAAGGTGCAAGTAAAGCCTCTTTTAATAGTTCTGAGCCAGGGTCTGTGTCTGTAATTCTTCTAGCTAATTCAATGTATGTAGTAGCACCGCCAGGGACAATACCGTCTTTCATGGCTGCCTCTGTTGCTGCAACAGCATCATCTACGAGATATTTACGCTCTTCTGCTTCCATGTCTGTATTGCCACCTACACGGATTTGCCCGAGCTGGGCTCGGAGTTGAGCAATACGATGGACGATCTTACCTTTGTCAAACTTTGATTCTGCGGCATCAGCCTTAGCCTCTAGGTCTTTAACATAACTGTCAACCTTCTGCCCACCTGTGATAATCGTTTCTTCTTGTGAGGAGACAATCTCTTCACATGTACCGAGATCTTCGAGTTTAGCTTCGTTGACCTTGCGGGGGAGCTTGTTGCCAAGCACGGTTGCGCCAGTTAAGGCTGCTAAGTCTTTTAACAACTCTATGCGATTATCACCAAAGCCAGGAGCTTTAATGCCGATTATCTCAAATTGGTTCGTCTGCGTTGATAACAGTGCCTGATCTAGCAGATCATTTTTAAAGTCGTTACATATAATAACTATGCCATCTTTGCCAGAGTTGTAAAGCTCATCAAAGAGGCCGACTACATCCCGGAGGCTTACTTCTTGATGTGCTAGGAGTATGGCTGGGTTCTTTACAGTGGTAGTCTGTGACCGAGAATCAGTAATCATTGAAGGGCTAATCACACCTTTGTCGTATGTGTAACCTTCGCGGATCTCATATTCAGTCTCTGGCTTGGTGCCAATCTCTACCAACACCATACCATCTTTACCAAGCTTGTGGTACATAGTACCGACCTCTTTACCAATATCTTTATTTTCACTAGATATGGTGGCAACTTCAATAGCCTGCTGTTTGGTCTTTACTGGCTCTGCTATATCTTTAAGGTACGTTAATACTTTTTCTGCTGCGTTGTCAAGTTCACGGCGGAGGACCATAGCGTTGTAGCCATTCTGAATCTTTGCCATCCCCTTATCCATCAAATGGTACGCAAGGATAGTTGAGCTAGTCGTGCCGTCCCCAACATTATCATTTGTCTTGCTTGAACTAGACTTAATCATCTCAATACCCACTCTGGCGCCAGGAGAGGCGTCTAGGACGTCTTCAATGCTTTTTGCGACTGTGACCCCATCATGAGTTACAATCGGCTCACCGAACGCCTCTATGACAGCATTCTGCCCTTTCGGACCGAGCGTTGTTGATACGGCTGTATACAAAAGCTTGGCACCTTCAAGTAGCTGTTCCTTTGCTTCTATGCCGGTTATGACTTGTTTCTTCATACTTTATCCCAGTCTCTTGTTGCAAGATTGAATTGATACAACTCACCGTCATCGCTGAGGCCGAGTATGCGGCCAGTGTTGTCACTGATTATCTGAATTATTTTCATCGAACTGCTCCTTCTTGATTCCATTTCCTATTACCCGGGAATTCCGGTCATCCACGTTTTTGTATAAATCCCGGTGATAATTACTCTTAAACATATATGTCACATCTGGATAGTTTTTGACCATGTCTTCAGGGAGAACATCGTGTATGTCAGCAAGCTTGACGTGGGCGTTTATCTTCTCAAGGTATTTCGGAGCGCGCCAGGAGATGAATATATTAAACTCATCACGGACGTCAATCTCCTTCCATGGACGATAATGTACCCAAGGTGGGGCATCTGCGTTAACCGGGTCTTCTTCGTAAGTCTCGCCATACACGGTTACGTCATACCCAAGTTTGGCCAGTTCTCTTGATAAGTAAACGACAGCTTCTTCTGACCCACCCATACCTTTATCAAGTGTTGATGGTCCCCATTCCTCGTAGCCTTGACCACAAAATATGACAATAGATTTCTCACCCCATGCTCTTGGCTGTGTCACCATTTGACGGAAGTTTAATATTCTTGTATCGTACTTTATATCATCGACGAGTGCGTTGAACAGTGCTTCATCTCGTATAAAGAATTTACGAATCTTAGGGAGCAGATTCACAAAGTTCTCTGCTTCTGCTTCGTTCTTAAAGTCAGAAAGTAACTCTTGGGCCTGAGGGTTTGTTGGTATTTTCAAAAGCCACTTAAGAGCGTCATTATAGTTACCAAGGCTAAAGTCAGCTTGCGCACCTATTAAACATGCACGTTCGCGGCTTGATGGATCATATACTGATAATGTTTGTGGGTCGGGCTTTGTCTCAGATACGTGTATCCACTCCAGTGCCTCTTCCCAGTTCTTTTGGTCTGCCTCGTATTGGGCAAGTAGCCAATACGCCATGGGGTATTCTGGCTTTAATGTCATGCATTTTGTAGCGTATTCAAGAGCAAGATCATGCTTCCCAAGGTGGTAGGCACACTCACTAATAACAGCAAGGGCTCGGTAAGAATCTTCAATTGATCCGCCCACTTTTAAATAATCACTTAGCAACTCCGCGGCCTGGTTATAATTGCCGAGGCTAAATTCTGACATGCCCAAGTAGTGGAGATACCGGGGGTCTTCAGTAGCTTTGTATGCCTCTTTAAGTATCTCGTGGTTACGAACAATAGCTTCTTGCGTATGTTCAAAACTTGTGTTGTGCTTAACCTCTAGGTCAACTCTGCCACTTACATACTTGTCGTCTTTAATAAGTGTCTCATGTACCCATCCGCGCCACTCAAACCCAGCAGCCCTACGGATTAGTCGTTCACGCCAGTGGCGAGTTACACAGTTGCCGCGCTCATCTTGAGCGTAGTTATATGGCAAAAACACAGCATCTAGTTCGTTGTCTACTGCGTACTGAACGAGCTTAGGTATCTCCTCAAATGGGAATGTGTCATCTGCATCTATCCAAAAGAAATAGTCAGTGGTACACATCTCAAGATTAGCGTTACGGGCGTCATCAAAACGATTGTTCCACTCACGGTACGCTATATTGATGTGCTCGTCTGGCCACGCCTTTTTTAACTTGTTGGCAGTTGGTTTATCAGAAACAGTTAGGTTTATCTGGTCAAAATAAACAGCCTGTCTGAGAATGTCTGTAACCTGCTCATACTCATCCTTAACGATCATCTGTAGTGCTACAGTTGGTCCATCTTTCATATTATCTCCGTTATAATTCTCTTTGTTTTCTTGCTTCGTTAACTGTGCGATTTATTATCTTAAGCGATCTGTGAAATTTCTTCAGATCACCGCTTGCTTTGCCGAACCGCCATAACTGTTCTAGCTCATGTACTTCTTGGGTGTCTACAAAGTAAAGAACTTCACGCTTGTAATCGTTCGGATCTTGCCTTGTGCCCACTACATTGAAACCGTTAAGGTGTAGGAACGCTGCAAACGGAGTATCGCTTGTACGATAAGGCTCAATTAACTGGTCTTCCTGTGTCGGGGTCATAGTCTCTTTTCCTTTTTACTCTGTTATTAGGGTTTGCTTTATCAAGCGCCAGGTAGCGTAATGCGTCCATGGCGTGGTTGAACTTATCTTCTGCTTTATTCAATATTTCTCCATGATCGTCAACTTCCCACGAGTAGCTTTCGAACTCAGTTATAGTTGATTTGCATGAACCACGAATAAATAGTTTTGGTTTGCCGGTGCCTTCACGAACTGGTAGTAGTGAGCCGAGTTCTTTGATACCGTTAAATATCGAATCAGCACCTTTTTTACTACCAGTAATACGGAAGCCTCGACGTCTCAAAGACTCAAGCTCGAACCGAGCGGCGCCATCACCGATGATACGGGTAAATCTATCGTCACCCATCTTGTCTCTAAGTACGTGAATAAGTGGCTCTAGGTCAAGGTCTGTCTTATAAACCTCATCATAGATCCACCAGTTACCCTCTTGGTCAATAAACACAAAGCACGCGGCGGTGGGGTCAGTCATACCAAAGTCGATACAGAGATTGTATGTACCGTATTGTGACATCTGAGCATCAAACTTAGAGCCGGGTAGAACGTGTATATCTGATTTAAAGTCCTTATATACAAGGCGTGAAGGATTGACGAACTCAGCTAACCATTCCTGGTTGAACTGATCGAGCTTGCCTTCGATTTCATGAATCTTTCGTTCATTCTCAAACTCTTTAGCTGGGAAATAAATATTATCTTGCGCCGTAGCATGAGAGAAATAGTATAGCTCGGGGTTCGCTTGAGCCAACTTAACAAGGTCGTAGAAGTGGTTTTGTACACCGTTTGGTGTTGAGATAAAAATACACCACCCGTCGCGGTCGGCTAGAGATGCTCGTAGGATAGTGTCGTATAGGTATTTACCATCCGGCATGAAGGCGTACTCATCGAGCACGGCGCCCATGATACCGGTACCTCGAAGTGAATCAGGGTTATCGGCACCTTTTAGCTCGATACGAGTTGGCGGTAGTTCTGGATCATGGTTGACTGTAATCTCGCCACTAACCGTAGGGATTTTAATGCCTGATAAGTGATCGAATGTAATCGAAAGCTCTTGCTCGTTGAACGTCATAAAGTCACCCTTATAACGCTTACAAATATCACGCCAATAAATAGATTTAGCTTGCTTATATGTAGGAGCTATTATGTAGTATGTACCCTGTCGGAGCATACCTTCTAGCACTACCTTTTCCCAGACAGCAACAGACTTACCAGTACGGCGCCCCCAGTTGAGGACTTTATACCGGTGTGTATCAGACAAGAACTCAGCTTGTTTTGGGTGTGGGTTGGGGAGTAATAATGCCATTTTTCATATTTTTGATTTTTTAGATTACTTCCATAGTAGCACAGATTTAGTATTTTGTCAATATTAAAAGGGACCCACGCGCTAGGGTCCCAGTTGTCCTGCTTTGCCGTAGTTGCTTAGCGGTATGCAACGGCCCGCCGTTAAACATCACAGGATCATAAGCATTTTACCAAGCTTTTAAAGTAATTGCAAGAGCTTTTCGCGGAAGGATGGGTCCTCTACGCAACGTGTAACTATAACAAGGAGTTGTTCGGATACGTTGATAGTATACATACGCTGTCCGTTCACAACACCGTATGGCATACCACGATAGCCTAATTTCTGAGGCTGTGGTTTCTTAACTGATTTATTTCTCTTTGACATAATATTCCTTAAAAACTACCCATAGGTGAATCCCATGGCATACCGCCTTTCAATGCTGCTTCCACCCAAGTTTCCCCAGGTGACTCTCACAAAGTCCAGCAAATACCCCACGTTTAGACACATCACACCCCCCTCCGCACTAATCTGATTCGAACAGTTCAATTATGCAATGGTTGATTTCCTTATGTAGAATAGTAGGGGGTGAACCTCGTCGGCCAGCATTACTGCCGCCTCTCTCCGCTTTTGATTATTACGGACCAGAGTATCCCTTTCGGGACGCTTCCGATGGCCTTAGCCGTGCGTAGCAACTTATTAGGCGACTACGGGTAGATTTTAAAGAACATTTCGTGACCACATGGGCGCATAGGGAGCATACAGAGCTCAACCTTAAGGGTGTTGCCACCCCGCCGGCTTCTTGCTAAGCAGAGACTCATTCCACTAGCCTTGTATCGCCCCGTCGGGCGCCTACACGCGCAAGTGACCACAAATTAAGTTACATGTTTCATATTTTTATGATACTGTATCCATACTAGCACAAGCGGTTTAAAAAGTCAATAGTAAAGTTTTCCACATGGCTTCGAGGGTAGGACTCGAACCTACATTGCAAGGGTCAAAACCTTGTGGCCTACCTTTAGCCGACCTCGAAATATGGCTCCAGAGCTGGGGTACGATCCCAGAACCTTCCGATTAACAGTCGGATGCTCTACCAGTTGAGCTACTCTGAAATATGGTCAAGGTACGTAGAATCGGACTACGGATTGAGGTATCCAAGACCCCCGTGTTACCACTACACTATACCTAGATATTAAAAAAGGCCCCGTAGGGCTTACTTTATAACAATACGAAATCAACCCTACGCGATGGTTATATCCTGCGGTTGATTGTTATAATGTTTTGTCATAATCGAGAAAGGAGGGAGCCAGTTTGCTTTTTGGGGAGTGAAGAATTACTGGCTAAAAAGAACCACTATGTTTTTATACTAGCACAGATCTTCGTAAATGTCAATACCTTTTTTCCGTTTATAAGTTCTCACCCTGTGACAGTTAGCACAAACTTGGTAGCAGATGTCGGAGTTGAACCGACCTGGTCTGGCTTATGAGGCCAGCTAGCTCACCGGTGCTACAATCTGCGTTATCACGGTGGGGGCTTAAATGTGTATTTGGCTGGGCTCTAAACATTGGAGTGACCAGGACCAGCCGGGGAGTGATTTTTACCGTCCGAAGCCCCCATTGCTGAAGCGATAGCCTCTGTATATAGTGACGGATTTATTTCACTACCCCCCTATGCTATCAAGCTTGTGCTTGTCTGTCAAGTACTTTATGCAAGATTCAAAGAACGAGCCAATGCGCCAATGTTACCGCCAGAGATAACTGAATCACCCACCTCAATCATAGGTACCTGCTGGAACCCTGAGCGCTGTATAACATGAGTCATAGCTTCAGGCTCTTGGTCTACATCAATCTCGGTATAGGGTACATTTTTACGGGACAACCAAAACTTCACAGCTTTGCATGGTCCACATGTTTTACGGGTGTATATCTTTACTTCTGGCATGGTATTCCTTTATTTTTGAGGGTCTGAACCCCCTTATCCGTGGTTGGAGTGGGGAGGCCAACAGAAACCTACGGAGATTTATTTGTTTTTATATCGAGATGTAGAAGTTTGCGGGAGCGGCTTCAGGTCGGGTCTGGGACTTTCTTAGAAGCACTTGGCTCAGCGGGGTTCGTGTGACAGGCTGAGATCGTGGTGCTGCGGCTCTTCTACAATGCTCCTCGGGTTATCGACTTATCGCTGCAAGCAACGAACCACTTACGTCCGGTCGAGGCTGTCTACTCGTTGCCGGTTCGCCATAACCAGTGAATGGTCGGGGAGTTGTACTTGCCGTTGGATTCGCTTGGAACGGCTAACCAAGTCTCGTTATAAAGGTGATTTTGATAAACCTTATGTTTATCTATTGACAAAAAGTATCTGGTGTGATACAATGTATGTATCAACGAGATTGGGAGTACCGCGAGGGCTCCCTTACTTTTTGGGGAAGATTTATCAACGAGACAAATCTAATACCCATTCAATCATAAGCGTCATAAAAAAACAAGTCTTGACATTTGTGTCTAAGTGTGCTAGTATGGAGGTCGAATCGCTCGTTCGCTAAAGGAACTATTCTGCCCGAGTCTAGTAACTGCGACTGTGTAACAACCTAGGGCAAAAGAGCCTCTTCGACCTGAGGCTTTTTTTAATTTTACACTTGACATCTCGCTAATGTTTTGCTACTATTGTTACAGAGGAAACCTTCCTCAAATACAAAAATGCTCCCCAGAGCACCCAAGTCCCGAAGAGGGCAAAGTCGCGGCGATTTAGTTATCGGAACCCCCGACGCCGCGCAAACCTTGTTTGATAGTTTTCGCCAAAGGAAAGTTATTAAACTTTGAAAGTTGATATGAATATTTTTCAAAAAATAAAAACAAAAATACAAACAAACAAGAAGGATGCTATGTCAAAAAGTGACTTTTATGAAGATGTTGCAATAGCTGGGCGCAACACCAATTACGCTGAGAAGTTTATTAGAGAATCTCAGGACGAGAGCAACAACCCCACTATCGGCGGGGAGGATTACAGTGACCCATCTCTACAACGACAAGAAGGTGAAACACAACAGGAATACAACGAACGCGTACCTGTAGCACTGCAACCAGTGCAGCCCAACCCAACCAAGAGTTACCTCGGTAACGATCTTTAATAAGAGGTTCTCATGATCTTCCGTTTCGTCCGCGTTCAGATGATTGTTAAGTGGTTGAAAGATAATTTCAACGACTATCAAACTCCCGCGCCACGAGACGGATGGCGTGACTACCTTAGTGATAATGGTGGAGTTGGTGGTACGCTTCATGATTTGGAGAGTAGCTACCTAGCGGCGCAAGGCTTCACAGAAGGCAAACTTTCGGAGCGCTGGGTACAACTTACAATGGCGAGTACCGAAACACCAGATCTTAGAGCGAACTGGCGACAACGGCTACAAGCTTTCTTCCAAAGAGCTTTCAACCCATCTGGTGGTAGTTATTTGGTACAAGAGGACGGAAGCTCCAAGTTTACCCTCGAAGCTGGCGGTGGCTCAATCATACTAGAATAGGAAAACAAAAATGGCAGACTCAAAAATTTCAGCACTCTCCCAAGCAACACCTGCTTCTGGTGATATGATCCCAGGTGTAAAGTCTGGTGCTAACAAGAAGTTTGATGTTGGTGAGATGCCAGTATCAACAAGCCAACAAACGGCCATTGATACATCATCTACTCCCCGGCTTACTGGTGGTATTTCTTACAGACAAACCGGCCTTTCTAATTGGTTTACTGCATTACTCGCAGCAACTTCAGCAGCTCCTATTGATGTAGTTGTTGTAGGTGATTCAATAAATGCTCTTGGTTCAATCTATGTACCACCTCCTCCTGGTGGGTTTGAACAACTGCTTAACCAACAACTTGGCGTTAGCGAGACAATCAACGTACCAATCGGCGTTTATGGTCAAGCAGATTATTCTCCTACAGCAACCACAACACAGGGTTCCGTAACATCAACAGCTCTTGGTGGCTTTGGATCATCTCTCTCTAATGGTCAGGTATTAACTCATGTGGCTACCTGTACTGGTGTTAAAATAGCATATCGCACAGATCCTTCATACGGCACATTAACTGTCCGCGATGGCGCTGGTGGTAGTGTGCTTGGCACGATAAACTGTGCTGCAACTGCAAAATCAGGTAACATTGCCACATATACTGGCCTTTCAAACGGTTCCCACACCATCCACATTACCTCATCGGGTAATACGGTTGTTGAAATCGTTAAACCAACTTATGGTCATAAAGTTCACATTTGGAACTGTTCACATTCTGGGTATAAATCAGCTGACTATACAAGTAATACGTACCTCGCTCTTGACCTTATCGACACGCTTGAAACAGCTGGTACACTAAAATTAGTTATCATCGCCACCGGGGCGAACGATAATGGTGGTTCTGGCTATGCCACCGATATTCCTGCCTTGATCTCAGCAGTTGCCGCACATACTTCAGCAGACAAAGCGCTATGGTTCCCTTATATATCAGGAGCTTTGCCATTATCTGAATATACTGCCGCCCGCACAGCAGCATATGGTACCGGATTACCAGTCATCGACTCTTCAACTGTCGCAGCCACGTCATATGGCTTAGACGGTACTCACCCAGACGCGTGGCAAAAAAGAATGCTTGCCATTCAACAAACAGCTGTGCTTGGTGGTGATCCAATAGGTGTACTTATCCGGCAAATCCAAGATCCAGATAGACCAGGTGGTCTCAGGATTACCTCTCCTACAGGTACTGGTACTGAATTTGGCTATGTTAGTGCTTTACTTTCAATATTTGCTGACATGCCGGGACCAGGCTGGGCTTCTGGCGATGGTACAACAGCGTTCGGGGACACAACATTCGCACGTAAATCAGCTGCAAAATGGTCACTTAACAACGGTAAAGGTACTCTTGAAGGCAACCTTGGGCCAGCAATCAACGCTCAAACAGGTACTTCGTACACACTGGCGCTCTCAGACGCTGGTAAGATGATAACACGCTCTAATGCAGGTGCTTCTACCCAAGATCTCCCCTCAAACGCTACAGCAGCAATCCCTATAGGGACAATGATCCACATACTCAATATTGGCGCTGGTGCTGTAACCGTTCAAGCTGGATCGGGGGCAACACTAACTGGTGCAAACACTGTTCTACAGCAAGATGAGCGAGCAATGGTCGTGAAAACATCTACAAACGGCTGGCAAATAACCGCTCCTTCTCCTCTAACAGCAACATCAACTACAACCTTGACAAATAAAAGGGTTACTCCACGCGTTGGATCAACAGCGTCCAGTGCTACTCCAACAATCAACACAGATAATGTTGATGCATACTCTATAACCGCCCTCGCAGCTGATATAACATCCATGACAACCAACTTATCTGGTACTCCGACGAATGCTCAAAAACTTATAATTAGAATAAAAGACGACGGCACCGCTCGTGCAATTACATGGGGATCAGGGTTTGAAGCTAAGGGCGTTGCCCTCCCAACAACTACCGTTATCTCTAAAGTATTGACAGTAGGATTTATATATGACACTGTAACCTCAAAATGGGGTTGTGTAGCATCAGCTCAGGAGGCATAATGATTTACCAATTAGAGTGTCCAAATTGCCTGGCTATTAACGAAATAGAGTCAGAAGAAGCAGTTATACAGTGGAGTTGCGATAGTTGCAACGCCCGCCCACTTAGCTCTCTTCCCACCGACGAAGAAGGGAATCTTATCTAATGGCTACTCTCTATATGGCTCCCGGTGGTGGTAATTGGAACGGTGCTAACTGGGCCACAACTTCAGGTGGCACAGCAACAACTACGCCCACCGCTGCCGACGACTGCATACTCGACGCTAACTCTGGTAACGTGACGGTTAACTCCGGCTCAGTATGCCGTAGTTGGACGGTGAATGGCTACACTGGCACAGTCACACACACCGCGGCAGTAAATATAGCAATCGGTGACGCAACAGCCGGCGCAGGCAATAAAGCCCTCGATTTTGCTACTACTGGGTGGACATACACGCTCGGCAACGCAACTACCTCGTCATTCACGTTTGTATCGACTTCCGGTACACAGCAGACCGTTAATTTCAATGGGAAAACCCCCGGCAACGTGACTTTCCAAGGTATAGGCGGTTCTTTTATTCTGGGTAGTGCCCTCAATGCTCCATCAATTACGTTGGTTATAACGCAGTGCGCGTTTGATAGTAGCAACTATAATATTGATGTCGGAACGTGGAACTCATCGGGCGCCTCTGTGCGCTCTATAACGCTTGGCACCTCAACAGTGACTGTTTGGGCGGCGAGTGGTACACCATTCACTCAGAACACAACAACAAACCTTACTTTTAGTGGGGCAAATGCTACATTTGTTATCGCTTCGGTAGGCACAAGTGACAGGACTTTTGCTGGAGGAGGACTAACATACGGGACATTAACATATGATGTAGCTAATTCACCTGGTAGACTCATTGTTACAGGAGCTAACACCTTCACTACCACAAACTTTGGCAGCGGCAGACCTATCCGTTTACCGGCCTCAACAACTAATACCACAAGCAACTTTAATGCCACTGGGGTTAACAATACTGCCAGTAATGGCTTTGTATACAGTGGTGGTGGGTATGCGGCATCTATCCCAGACTCAGCAGCAACATCCATTGCTGGGGATATGGACATCCGCTTGCGAGTGGCAATTGATGATTGGGCCCAAACAGGGGCACAGCGTCTTTGTGCTAAATACGGAACGGCCACTAATAGGTCGTGGCGACTCTATCATATCGCAGGTGTACTTACGTTTGACCTCTCAACCGATGGAACCAACAGTTCTGCCGGGACAGCAAGCGTGAATGTTTCAACAATTCCTCTTAATAGCGGAACAACATATTGGATAAGGGTAACTCGTGAAAAGTCCACAGGGAATATTAAATTCTATTATGCAGCTGACTCTACTACAATGCCCTCAAGTTGGACACAGATTGGTACTACACGTACCGCTAGCACCTCAGATATATATGACTCAGCAACTATTAACACAATCGGGGGGGAATCGACAGGCACAAACTCAGCAACGGGTAAATACTACTGGTACCAAGTACGAAACAACATTCTAGACGACGGCACAGGTATCCAGATAGACGCTAAATTCGCTGACAAAACATGGGGTTCTGATAGCTGGACTGAATCATCAAGCAACGCAGCAACTGTGACGTTGAACGCAGGAGCTGTGTACGGCGATGGTAGAATATATGTCGAATCAAGCTCGGCAGGATCGGCAGCAACATTGAGTAAATCATCAGGTACAGTATCATGTGACTACCTAGTCTTAAAGGATTCCGCCGCATCAGGTGGTGCGTCGTGGTATGCAGGGGCAAACTCAATTAGTGTATCAGGGAACTCAGGCTGGGTATTCACCGCCCCGCCCTCTACAAGCCCCGCTGCCTTCTTTGCATTATTCTAATTTGTATTTTTCTAAAACAAGAGTATACTAATAATCCCAAACCTCCGTTTGGTACGGCTGTGCCTCACGCATAGCTAACAGCAAGAAAGCCCTGTGGTGGGGGATTTTTTGTTTAATAAGTATTTGATCTCACCGTAGAGAAAAATTGACTGAGTATTTTTTTTGTTCAGAAAATAACAGATGGGACCCTAAAATAAAGGGGGGATGTTTGTATGTGGGGGTATGTTTTTTATAGTATAGGGTGATGGGACCCAAACGATTTCTGGGGGTGGCGTTATACCACACAGAAAAACATATATACCCCTTGTCAACTAGCAGGACATCGAGCTACCTCGTTGTCAATGTATATATATGATTGACAATACATACATATTATTATTCTACCCCTGTTAAGTGTATGCATATCTATGACGTACAATATGTATTGTGCGACATTAACCTATTCTTCAGGTACAGTACTAGGTACTTGTGGCATGTAATGCGCGCCAATACGGACGCCTGTGAGGTCTAGTTTGACTTCAACTACCTTATGTGTTGATTCATTCTTCTGGACAGCCTTGCCTTCTGTCCTATCAATGATGTCTTGAGAGGCTTTTAAGGCGATTGATTCGTTCTCCGATTGCACTAATGACGCTATACGCTTCTTCGCACTCCCTACAACGCTTTTCTTATAGATACGGTACTTATCATTGTTTATCAACCTAGAAGCGTTCACAGACGCCTGTACGTCGCTCGTAGAGCTACCTATATGCATCTTATATGCCTCTCTTTTACCAACCTTGGGATTGTCAATTAACTCATCGTAGAAAGCTTTAGTCTTATCACTTATCTTAAGCTCTTCTGCTATCTCTTCTCTCTTTTGTTCTTTAGTAAGCTCAGGAGCATTCCCAGACTTTCTATTCCGGCCGCGATCCGCCCTCTGGTTGTTTACAGGTGTTTTATTTGCCATATTGTTTATTCCTTATTACATATACAGTAAGTACTTATACAGTCATGACAGAACTCTGGTGGCATTTCAGGAGGTTCTATTTCCACATATATACATTCTTCTGTATCCGGCGCGATATCCTCATCAACCGGCTCTGTTTGTGGCTCTGGTATTGGTGTTGTTTCCATAGTTTTTGTTTATGCAAGCCAAGCTTGCTTCTTGCTTATGCTCCCATTATATCAAATTACATCTGTTAAGTCAAGGTTTTTCATAAAAAGACTTGACAATATGCTATCGCTTTGCTATGCTGTGATTAGTCAAGCAAGTTCAACACAATCAAATAAGACGATTGAAACCACTGCACTGACTACAAGTAAACTAAGTAACAGGAGAACTAAGATGCAAGGCATTGTAGTCAAAGGCCGAAAGGCCACAAGGTTATCAGGAATAACTGTCAAACAAAATAAACAAATTGTCAAGGTTATATTCCTCAAGGAGAGCAAGTAATGAAAGCCTCAACTATAGAATGGCATCTTGCAAGAGATGACCAAGTTAGGCTAGCCAAGTTCTGCGATAAGCGAAAGCTACACTCTAGTAAGTATGGCGACAACTACACGGTTGATGGTAAAGAATACTTCCAACTACTATATGTGTTCGATAATGATGGCTTTATACGTGTAGAGCTACGAGCTGGTGATACAAGGAGCTATACAGTAGCCGATCACTTCCAAGTGGTAGAGTACGAGGTAGGAAATTAATATGAAGAAGTCTTATATAGTATATGCAGTGGCACTACTCTTTATTGTGTTATTAGCAGGATACATAGCACGCCCTATCTCTCCGGCCGAAAAGGTATACAATGTATGTTGGAAACAACACTTTGAAACAAATGGCTGGGGTGAAGCATACTGTGGTGAGCTACAGGACCAGTATAAAATAGAGTTTTTGTGCAACAAAACAGGTGATAAATGCTGGACTGAGAAGAACGACCAGCTGGGAGGTATGTAATGCTTAAGATTGTAAAATACAAGAGCTGTCAAATACATTATGTAAATGCACTGTACAAATACGACATTTATGATAATGAAGGCAGATGGATAACAAGTAAAAATAGACTGGCAGACTGTAAGAAGTACATTACAAATCTGCTATGGGCACGTAATAATGTACCATATTAAGGAGGGAGGCATGACAAAGATAGCAACGTATATATGGGGAGTTACAACCGGCCTATGGCTTATGTTTGGAGTGAGTGTGATTATAAACCACACAGTAAAACCAACTGATTGTACACAATACCCTATAGCAGTTTATAAACAAGAATTTATACCAAAGGAGTGTAGATGAGCAAATCAATGAATCAAGTAATACTAGTCGGTAACTTAACACGCGACCCGGAGTTACGCACCACACCATCTGGACAGAGCGTTGTCAACTTCTCGCTAGCCTTAAACCGTTCTTATAAAGATAAAGATGGTAACTGGCAAGAGGCTACAGACTTTGTTGATTGTCTCGCATGGGGCAAATTAGCAGAACAAGTACAAAAAGGTTGTTTCAAGGGTAATAGAGTTCTTGTTGATGGGCGTTTACAGACGTCATCATGGGAACAGGATGGTATCAAAAAGAATAAAACAGAAGTATTGGCAAACAGTGTGATGTTCTTGACACCACAAGCTAGTAGTGATGTAGTGGATATGACTAATGAAGAGCTTGCAAACCCTGATTTCGGTAACTAAGTTAGGAAGTTATTATGAAGATACTCCAAAAGCAATCAAACAAGTATTCAAGCGGGCAACGAGCCGTAACACTCGCAGAAAAGGAACTCGCAGTACATCGACTGTTAGAAGTGTGGGCACAAGTACCAGAGCTTAGGCTCGGCCAGATGATCTATGTGGCAGTATTTGGCAAAAACCCCGTTGATCTATTCAATGTAGAGGATGGTGAGCTGTTGCAAAGGCTAGAGAGACTTATCAGTGAGGATGAGTAAAAAAGCACTTGCATAATTAAAGCGGTTGTGCTAGTATGGGAGTAGAGAACATAAAACTCTACTCCAGTTTGTACTTTTCACCCTAACCCACAAATCAAATCAAGTCTTGATAGCTTCTCGACCAGAGCCAGATTGAAAGGCTGGACGTGGTGAAGGGTGTGAGGTACAAACAAACAAACACAAATGAGGGTCTATGAATGATAATAAAATTCCCCGATGGTCAAGAAGTTGATGTAGTATATGAAGATCAAGGCCACACATACAATGTTTCACATAAGCTAGCAGCAAACAAGTGGAGTGAGCCACAGCCAACACACGGTATCACTGCGCCACTAGAACTTATACCAAAACCATTTTTAAAAGCTTGGGCAAGTAAACTAGGCGTTAACAAGATGCTAGAGTTGATATTCGAGCAACCAGCTATTTATGAGCAACTAGCTGATTTCTGGAGTGATTACGACGCTAACGCCAACAATGAACGTACTGAGAACGATAAGCCCGTATGCTCTGATTATATGCTTAAAAAGCGTTACCCGTGGTATACCCGCGCCAAATCTGCATTTAAAGATGCAAGTGATGAAGGCAAAGAGTTTGGCTCGTGGCTTCACGGCTCTATTGAAGACTTTTATAAGTCTGATCGCAAGACATCACCTATTGTATCCCCAGATGTGGAAAACATGTGGAATAGTTTTAAGTTATTCGATAACTTCTTTAAACCAAAGCCAGATGATGACGGTATTGAATTCCTCGTGTACTCCCAGAACTTTGGCTACTCCGGTATGGGGGACTTCAGGGGCATGATGAGTGGCAAGCACTGTATTGGCGACTGGAAGTCTACAAACAGATCATTCAGTAGTAAAGATGGTATTTCAGTTGATTATTTTTTCCAAGTAGGTGGACTCGCACAGGCCGAATTTGAGCGTACTGGCAAGTGGGTAGACGACCTATTTATAGCAAACTTCGATAAGAAGTCAGAAGACCCAAGAGTAATGTGGGCAAGCGAGTTTGGCATGGCACCAGTTGATGCAGCTCAAGCTTATGTTACTCTACACAACGCCTACCACACATGGACGTGGTGGGATTACAAATTTAAAAGAGGTTAAATATGGTTAAAACTCCCCACGTAGACCGACCTGAAGGTTGGGAAGAAGAACAGGATAAAAAGATGGTTGAAAGAACAGCGAGTTATCCAGCAGAAACAGTTAAAGAAGCAAGAGAATTGGGCATTAACCCAGATAACTTTGAGACTATTGAAGAGCTCGATGACGCAATCGGAGTAGTTAAAACTCTGCGAGAAGCAGAAGAAAGTGAGAGTGAGTAATGGACAGATGTGAACCATCACAAGACTTAGTCAAGTCGAAACTGGCGGACGGGCCAAATATCGCTAGAGAAAAATCAGCTATTCTAGGTGCAATGAACGACCTAGACACGGATATAAGCCAGTTATCAGATCAGTTATTTGGCTTAGATGATAAGTTATTCCCAGTGAGTAGCCAGACGCCAACAGAGGACATGGCTGTGCCAAGCCAGGAGTATGTTGGTAGTTCAGATCTTTACAACTACATAAGAAGGCTTAACGATACTGTTGTTAGCTTACAAGCAATAGTCAGAAGTATTCACCAGCGAGTAGAGGTTTAATATGTACGAAACGTATACAGTAGAGCAAGTATTACCAACTGGCAAAACTCATAACACATATGGGCAGGAATATCAAGTAAAGTTTGCCGAGAATGAAGCAAGCTTTAAGTTGTGGTTCCAAAAAGTACCAGAGGTAGGCAATAAGATTGATGGTACTATAGATGGTTGGAAGTTTAAAAAAGCTCCAAGAGATCAACAATCTCCCCAACAGCAAGCTTCACGACCTCAATACAAAGCAGACCCTAAAGGTGATGGTATGCGACAAGGTATGTGTGTAAACAACGCAGCTAACTTTGTTACAGCCGTAAAAGACCCCACACTTACCCCAGCACAGTGGGCCAAAGAAGTATGGACTCACGCAAAGGCCTTGTATGATCTCGGTGATCTGGACCAAGAGTTGCCGGTTGAAGACGTTAAAACAGCTCCTAAGAACGTACAGGACGCGCTACTGTCATGAACGCAGACAAGATTATAGCCCAGCTCGACAAGTTCCAGGCTAATCTTTTCATCACAACCTCAAGTGGAGTCGAGCCCGCTACGCCAGACGTACTAAGTAAGAACCTTCTTTTTATTAGAGGTTTATTAGTGCGATTGGTCGAAGAGGTAGCTACGGCTGAAAAAGATTATCGCAGAAGTAAAGCAGCTCGGTTTGACAAGTTCTTAAAAGATGGTATGAAGAAGTCCCCAGCTATGGATATGTTGGAGATGGAGTCTGACCTGATTGAGAAGAAAGTCAACACGGAGCGCTTGAAAAATTATATGAAATATGTTGATGGATTATGCAGCTCTATACAAAGTGTGCTTAAGGTCCAAATAGGATCAGATAAGAGTCAGTACTGATATGAAGTCTAGGAGGGAACGGATCAAGGAAGCTGTCAAGATGATAGCTGGCTATGAAGAAACAATACGCATGGCACTGTCCGCAGGTGACAAAGATGTTGCCAAAGAGCTAGAGAAGTCAAAGTGGGATGCATATAAAAAGTTGAAGGAGTTGGTATATGGCGCGATCAAGTAGCGAAGAACGCGCACAGTCCAGCAAGACCAACAAAGTATTTGACATTCTCATGGATGATGATGCTCTAGACGAGCTCGAACAAAAAGCCGAGCAGACAGAGATAGCATACTTGACAGAGTTTGAAGAAGAGGCTCTAGAATACCTTAAAAACGAAGGAAAATACCAAGGCGTATCGACTGGGTACAAGCACATTGACGAGCTGCTTGGGTCGTTTTTGCCTGGTGAGTTGTTAACGCTTGGTGGTGAT